AGAGTAGTGACATTTGCAGAGGCAAGGCAACCAGAATTTAAAGAGAAGAAAGGCGAAGGATATATCCAGTACGGAGATCGTAACGATTACCCGAATTATTTAGTGGATCTTTTCAATAAATCAGCAAAGCATAATGCGATTGTAAAAAGCAAAGTGCATTATATTTCTGCTAATGGTTGGAAAGGTAGCGAGGCAGCAGAGAATTTCATTGAGAAAGTCAATCGGATGGAAAGCCTTAATGATCTGACAAGAAAGGTTTCTTTGGATGCGGAACTATTCGGAGGTTATTATTTAGAGTTGATTTGGAGTGCTACCGGTCAATTAGCTGAAATCTGGCATTGCGATTACACAAAGATCAGGACTAATAAAGACAATACTCAGTTTTGGTATAAAGAAGAATGGAATGATCGGAATGAAAAAGCGCAAGTTTACCCAGCTTTTAATCCGGCTAATCCATACGGAAAGCAGATACTTTATGTGAAGGAATACAGACCGAATATGGGTTTTTATTCTTTGCCTGGTTACTTCGGTGCGCTTAATTACATTGAATCAGATATTGAGATTTCAAAGCACGTTCTGGGTAATGCTCAGACTGGCTTTTCTGCAAGTAAACTAATCACGTTACCAAACGGAGAGCCTTCAGATGAGGAGAAGCGTAACATTGAAAAGAGATTCACAAATAGATTCTCAGGATCCGATGGTAAGAAATTCATTTTAGCTTTCGTAAATGATAGCGCAAGAAAGCCTATTGTTGATGATCTCGGAACTTCCGATATTACTAAAGAGGATTTCGGCAGAGTAGATTCATTGATTCAAACTAATATTTTCAGCGGTCATCAGATCACAACGCCTTCCATTTTCGGTATTGCTGAAGCTGGAAAGCTGGGATCACGTTCTGAAATGCGTGATGGTTATGAGATTTTTAAGAATACTTACGTTAATAGTAAGCAGATGCACCTCGAAGGTGTATTCAATATGTTGGCTAAATACAGAGGTATTGCAGAGCCTGAATTAAGTATTATTCCAACTGAGCCTATCGGTTTTGAGTTCACAGAAAACCTACTTAAAGAAATCGCACCTAAAGAATGGTTACTTGAAAAAGCAGGAATTGACATGAGCAAATACGAACCAGCGCCAGATACTGTTGCGGTTGTTCAGGCAGAGCAATTTGCAGATGATTTCAGCGCATTTTTTGAGTTCGGCGAAGCAAAGCAAGGGTTTAATATTTGGAAGCAAAAGGAGAGGTTTAATGATGATTTAGAGTATCAAATGTTTGCCGAGGTTAGTCAATTACAAGCCAATGTTTTGGATTTGATGTCAAAGGATAAGAGAATTACTCCAGAGGTTTTAGCGACAACCTTAGATCAGAATGTTGATACGATTAATTTAGTTATCAAATCGCTTGTTGAAAACGGCTATATTTTGGTAAATGAGTATGTGATCGGAGAGGGAATTGATGAAAACATAATTACAGAGCATATTTTAACAGAGCCATTGGCTGATATTTTAGTAAAAATAAAGCCTCAGACTAAAGAGATTTTGATTCGTTACAGTTACGAATGGAAAGCAGGATTCAATAACTCAGATAAGAAAACCAGCAGACCTTTCTGTGTGGCTTTGCTCGAAGCGGATAAAATGTATTCCAGATCAGAGATTGAAAGCATCAGCGCAAGGTTAGGATATTCAGTTTGGGATCGCCGGGGCGGTTGGTACACAGAGCCAGGAACAAATGATCATAGTCCAAGTTGCAGACATCAATGGGTATCTAATATAGTAACAAGAAAATGAGTAAGAATACATTATTTATATCAGTCCAATCCATAAAGGATAGAACTGGACTACATGCAAACGTTGATGAGAAATTGGTACTGCCTGAGATTAAGACTGCTCAGGATATGTATATTTTACCGGCATTAGGATCCGCATTATACAACGAGTTGCAAACTGCGGTTGATACTGCGACCTATACTCAGCTTCAAACAACTTTGTTAGATGATTACATAGTAGATGCTTTGATTTATTTCGTGATGTCGGAACTTCCGCAAGGATTATCATTTCAATTTTACAATAAAGGACTATTGCGCAAGACTGGCGAGAATCAGGAATCGCCTTCGATGCAAGACATGATTGATGTTGCAAATAGATACAAAGCAAGGGCCGAGTTTTATAAGCAGAGACTGATTAAGTATCTAAAGCAGAACAATGCTTTATATCCTAATTATTTGAATTTTGGTTCCGGGATTGATTCGATCAAACCTGATAACGAAGGTTACACAGTTTCAATGTACCTGGGCGATGCTTGTTGCAATGATGACTATACGGATGATGGTAAGCATCGAAAAACTTTTGAAGAACGCTATCAAGGGAATATAGGATGTTGTTAAATGAGCAAAGAAATTAATTTCAAAAATCAAAATAAGCTGAAAGTTTATTTGGAAAAATCAAAGAAAAATGACATTAAATCAGATAGTCAAAGAACTGACCAAAATAGGAAACGATCACGAACAAATTAATTTTGTTTATTTCGGCGATGTATGGGAGAGGTTAAGCAATGGGGAGGTTACTTACCCAGCTATGTTCTTTACGCTGACTGGTGCTAATGTTGGCGCAAAGGATATCGCTTATTCGTTTAGCCTTTATTTTATGGATCGGATGCTGATGGAAGAAACAAACGAAACGGAAGTTTTATCGGATATGACACAAGTTGCTGGAGATATAGTTGCGCAGTTGAGATACCCAGAGGATTATTCAATCGTAACCTGGAGTCCTTCAACCAGTATGCCGCTTACTTTCTTTACTGAAAGTGATCCGGATTTATTAGCCGGTGTAAAGTTAGATACTACGCTTACAGTACCTTTCTTAAATGATAGATGTCAAGTACCTTCAAATTATACTTATTAATGGAATCGAAAAAAATAAATCAGTTAGCTACCGAACTAACGCCTTCATTATCGGACTTGACAATTATCGGGGATCCAACAACTGGCATAAGTAAGAAGATTACCCTATCGCAGATGGCTTCTTTATTTACCGGAACAGTTGAAGAATATGCAAATGTTGCAGCTTTTCCTTTGGTTGGTACTGCTGATACGATTTATATCGCTTTAGATACTAACGTATTATATCGCTGGAATAGTACTGCCTATGTTGAATTGTCTCCGAACATTGTATCTTCTTTGGTGTTTAATGATTCAAATGGATTTGATGGTACGATTGATTTAGTCGGTTCGGTTGCGACCTTGACTATTACAACCGCATTAACTTTGGGATCGCTGCCTTTCATTGGTGCTTCGGGTGCATTAACTCAGGACAATGCAAACTTGTTTTATGATGATACAAATAATAGATTAGGAATCGGCACAAATGCGCCGACTACTCCGCTTGATGTTTTCGGATCAGGGATTATAGCCAGAGTAAACGGAACTTCGACAAATAACGCATTTTTAGGTTTCGGAAGTGCTGGAACAAATCGCTGGTCGGTTGGAAATGTGCAATCTGATCATCGCTTCAGAATTTTTAGTGAGCCGAATAGTTCTGAATTAGTTTCTATTTTGCAAACTGGAGAATTTGGAATCGGTATTGCTAATCCAACAACAAAGCTACATTTAGATGGCGGTGCTACTGCGCTGATCGCAAACTTAGATGCTAATGTTTCAGTAGCAAAAAGTATCTCATTTCGTTCAGACAATTCCAATCGTATAAACTTAGAGGTTTCGGGAACAGAATCAGGATCCAATGCTGGTGCTAATTTCTTTATTAGAAGATATTCAGATGCCGGTGCATTGATTGATACTCCTTTCCAGATTACACGATCTACGGGATTAATTACTTTAGCTACTGCTTTAGCTGGGTTAAGTGCTTCGTTTAGTTCAACTGTTACTGGATCAGCCTTTATTCCAAGCGGTTCATCTATTCCAACAAACGGAATGTATTTGTCAGCGGCTAATACATTGGATTTAGCAACAAATAGTGTTAATCGGTTGAGTATAAGTGCGGCCGGTACGAGTGTTTTTAGTGGCGCATTAAGAGCATTATCTGTAAATGTTTTTTATAACAATACATTAACAAATCAAACTGCTAATAATGTGACATTAGCATCATATACTGCAGGGGCATCAGATGAGTTATTACAAATTACAATTACAATGACAAATAATAATGCAACTGGACAAGCTCGTGCTACTTTCAACTATACAGACGATAATAATCGATCTGTTTCTTTAGGCACTATTGCAACAACTCCAGGTGCAGCATTTGGAGAAGGTCAGGACGTAGTAGCATTGAATATAAAAGCAAGTACAACATTAACTATTGTATCACTTATCACAGTAGGGGGCATAAATTATTCTTCAAGAGTTGCAATAACTAAAATCTTATAACATGAAACAAATTCAACCTATCTCAACATGGGATTCAGGACAAAACAAACAAGGGCATATATTACATGCTTTTGGAACAGATGTAAAATTTGGAACATCCGCTGAATTTTACTACACTATTTCAAATGAAACCGAGCAGTTAGCAAGTGGTAAATTAACACTTGAAGGCGATGATTATCAGCAATGGGATTCAGATACTTTCGCTTGGGATTGGATTGCTAAAAAACTAAACCTTGCTATCATAAGAGATTATGTAAAGCCTGAGCCGATTGTAGTTGAGGAATTGGCTGAAGAATCTGAGCCGATAGAACCAGATACAAACACAACCCAATAATTAACTATATTTGTAATAAAAACAACCCTATGAAAACTGAAAAAGAAGTACAAACAACAGAACCACAAATTTTAACAGTTAAATTACTGGTACAAGAATGGGAGGCAGTATTGGCAGTCATTGAGCAATCAAGCGCACCTCACATTCAGGTCAAAGCAGTAGCAGCTGAATTAGTTAAACAATTGCAACCACAAATTAAAGATGACAAATAACAACGCCGATTTAGCGACCGTAGTAAGTGTAACTGGTGCGATGTTAAGCATTGCCAATATACAACCGATAGTGACATTGTTGGCTTCTCTGGTCGCCATAATTAGTGGATTATTTGCAATCAGGTATTACATCAAAGCAACAAACAAAATCAAATGAAAGCGGAAGAAATAGAATTCATCGAGGCAGAGGTTAAGGTTAGCCTAATGCCTGAAATTAAGAAAGCAGTTCCGGGAGTTTTGTCTTGGGTGCTTAGAGTAGTTTTCCCAAAATTGGAACGCAAGATCATTGACTTTGTGATCTCAATGGTTGAGCATTTTTTGAGCAAGAAATGAGTGCTGGGCAATTAACTACTAACTTCCATATCCGGGAGTTTAAATGCAAGGATGGGAGTAAAGTACCTGAAGCATTAGAGGCTAACGTGAGGCTACTGGCTGATCAGCTACAAGCGCTTAGGGACTTTATAGGTATTCCTATCACTTTAAATTCTGCGTATCGTACAGAGGCTTATAATGCCTCTATTGGAGGCAGTCCAAAAAGTCAGCACAAATTGGCAAAAGCTGCGGATTTGGTTACTTCAAAATATACTCCGAAACAATTAGCGGCAATCATAAAAAAGCTAATCAAATCAGGCAAAATGATGCAGGGCGGAATAGGGATTTATCCTTCCTTTGTTCATTACGATTGCCGAGGAACTGAGGCACGTTGGTAATAAATAAAATCATGGCAAAAAAAATCATCTCAAAACAAGGCACGTTACAAGTCCGGGACTTGGTGCGAGGTCTTATAATGGCAATCCTTACTCCAGCGGTGTTGATCCTTCAGCAATCTTTGGAAGCTGGAATCTTAACCTTTAATTGGCATCAGATAGCAATGGCTTCAGTTGCTGGTGGATTTGCCTATCTGGTTAAAAATTTCTTTGAACCTACGAAGATAATCGAAAAGTTGTAATGACAAATGCAGGTTTGTTGCTTGTATTCGTCGGATGTTTACTAATCTACTTTTATGCAAAAACAAGAGATAGTTAGACCATATTTGGAAAGATTCCCAGATCATGGGGATCTGACCTTGGCTAAAAAAATCTACAAAGAAAATCCCTTAGTATTTAAAGATATTGAAGGCGTTCGCAGTAGTATTCGAGCAATAAAGGGCAAGATTAGCAATTACGCCAACAAAAGTCTATATCAGCCAAAAACATTCAATAGCAATCCTTATAAGTTACCCGAAAGCGAAGAAAAAGATAGAGTACCTTTCACTCTGCCGATAGCTTGTAATAACATTTTACTGATTTCTGATCTGCACATCCCTTATCATTCCATTGATGCTATTACTGCGGCTTTAGATTATGGTAAAAAAGAGAATATAAACACAATCCTAATCAATGGGGATTTGATTGATTTCTACGGATGCTCACGATTTGAGAAGGATCCTCGCAAAAGATCAGTCAAACATGAGTTTGATACTACCAAAGATTTTCTAAGGATCCTGAGAGCATCCTTTCCTGATGCAATAATCTATTTTAATAAAGGTAATCATGATGTAAGGTATGAGCATTTCTTGATGGCAAAAGCGCCTGAGATTTTTGATGATCCGTACTACTCGCTTGATGCAAGACTGGAACTCTCAAAGGTTAGCATTAACCTGATTGATGATAAGACAATTATCAGAGCAGGAAAACTAAGCATCCATCATGGACATTTATTTTTTAGGGGATTTGGTGCGCCAGTAAACGCAGCGAGAGGGTTGTTTTTAAAAGTTAAGCAAAGTGCAATCGTAGGACATACACATCGCATAAGTGAACATTCTGAAACTACATTGTCTGGAGAATTAATCACTTGTTGGAGTACCGGTTGTTTAAGTGAATTATCTCCTGATTACAACCCAGTAAGTAACAATTATTCGCATGGTTTTGCGCACATACAAACTAAAACAGATGGCAATTATTCCGTTAAGAACTTCAGAATATTAAAGGGCAAAATACTTTGACAGATGATGAACGCATCGAGTATTTAATGCAAGAGAAACTCCGCCTTGAAGCTGAACTCGCAAAAATAGTCAAAGAGTTAAGGATGTTGGTTACTAAAATATAAAGTTGTTCATTGGTAAAGTGTAAACATTCTGTTAGCCATTAGTTATAGGTAAGGCTAAACACGACCTGAATGAAATTGCCAATGTGTCCAATTATCTTCCATTTGCTCTCTCATTTTTTCATAATTAGCATTGAAAAAGTCTTTTTCTTCATCTGTAATTTTATCGCCTAATTGTACCTTTGCATCAATTTCCCACATTCTTTTTATTTCTTGGTCTTTCATTTCACTTAGTTATAAGGTATAAACATTCGGGTTTATCTTTAATCGTTATGTACTCTCCTCCTCAGCCAAAATATACATTTCAACTGCTATTATACAAGCCATTATAAGGCAGATGATTAGTGTTGTCATCACTTAAAATGATACCCTTCTTTTTTAAACATCTTATCCAATTCTTGCTCGATCAGCCGAGTCTGGGCCAGGCGTTTACTTTTGCTAATTGCTTTTAAAGCGGATCGCTTTTCATCCGGAAGATATACCGGGATAGATTTTAGTTTCATAATTTATAGTTTTTGTTTAATTATTCGTAGTCAGGACAGG